ATTGTCCGGCTGTGAATTCATGAATTCCTAGTGTAGTAAAAGTGGCGACATTATCAGTCAGCGACACTTTTTGAATTGGGCTTTTGAATGTAACCAACATTGGCAAAATTGTGTTTTCAGCTGTATCTATTATGCCATTTAGATAAGTGTCATTGTAGAGAGCGGAAGATACCCCAAGCACGGCTCTTAACTCGGTGGCCGAAATAATGCTAGGCATGAAATACCTTCCTCTCTACTCTCCCTTAAAGGATGCCTGTGATCGGGAGCAACCACAGGCACTCAGTTAAATTAAGCTATGTCTAATTTACGGAATGCTGTTGGGTAGCGATTAACTACTGCAACATATCCATAAACACCAATCTCAATACGGCCATTAGCAACAATATTGGCACGAAGCTCAATTCTTGGTGACTCATGGAAGCGCATTGCGTTTGATGGATAAACTAATGCAAACTTATCGCCTGTGTAGTTAGGGTCAACTACTAATGAAAGTCCAGCAACTGTTCCCTGAGTCGAGCCCTGAGAAATTAAACCGCCAGCATTCTGCGGAATCGCAGCTGCAAATAGAGGTCGGTTAGAACCATCAACTGCTGAAAGCAAGCCTGTGAAGCTAACTGTGCCAGCTGCTGTTGGTGCAACGCATAGACGATTTGGAGTTGAGCGAGTTACCTCATATGAATCAGCAATACCATCAGCAATTGCTGCATAGATTGATGCTCCAGTTGAAGCTGCTGCTGCATCGCGTGCAAGACCTAATGCGTAAGCATCTGTCTTTTGTGCGTAAGATGCTGCTAACTCACGAACTAATAAATCAGCAAATGATCCGCCATCAATCGCAGATCTGTCAAATAGCTCAACATTAACCACATTAGCGCCCGCGAACTTAACGACTGAATCTTCTTGGTATGTAACAGTTGTATCTGTTGATGAAAACTCAGCACCTTCAGCAGTTTGTGCAACTGTTGCTTGTGTTCCCAATACAGGTGTGAAGATCTTCATTCCTGTTGCAGGAAGCGGAGCGCGCTCTATTGAATCAATAAATGGGCGAGATGCATCAATAATTCCAATTGCATCGCGTAGATAATTTGGTGGAACAGATCCGGTGTTTTCAGATACTGTTGCAATTTGTAATGCTGCTACTAAATCGCGTGCATCTGTATCGCCTTGAATAGCGCGAACCTGTGCATTTAGATATTGTCCTGCTGTAACATTTGTATCAACGCGTGGCTTTGTGTATGCCATGTAGTTGGCTGTTACAACTGGAGCTTGTGCCGCTTCTACCGCTTCGGTCGCGATAGGAGCTTCAGATGTAATCTCTGACACTTTGTTCTCCTCTGTTGTTGTATCCTCAGCGGCTGCTTCGGAATTCTCTATTGGTGTTTCACTAGCTGCAACTTCAGCCACTCTTGCGCTATCAATTGCTGGTTCTGTAACGAGTGAAACTTCTTGAAGTGTGCTTGATTTAATTCTTAGCACGCCTTCCTCATTTTTCCATTCATTAATTTTAACTCCGACAGAAAAGCCATCACGAAGCCCAGTTGCAGCTTCCTCTAACGCATCATCTGCTCTGAAAGTTTTGGCTAAACGAAATGTGGCTTCTAAGCCTGTATCGGTAGCATTAATATCAATTAACTTGCCTAAAGGTTTGGTTGTTTGATGCTCAAGCAATAATTTGACAGGCTTTGAGAAATCAATTGAATCTTTTTCAAACACAGTTAATCCTGCACTTGTTGATCCTTGTTCATCCCATGTAACGATCTTTCCTGAGATTGTGCGCTTGTTAGTGTCAGCAGCTGTTATCTCTATTGGGAAACTAATTTTCATCGTATTAGGTCTTCTTCCTCTTGGATTTGTTCAACGCTCATCGCGCCGATGCGGTTTAGGATTTCATAAACTTGAGCACGCTCTAATGCTGAACCTCTCAAGAAATCATCAATATCAAATCGAGTTTCAATACCATTAGGGCAGAAATCGGCTTGAGATAATCTTTGTTCAATTGCAGTTAAAATTGGTCGTAATGAAAAATCAATAAGTGCTTTTCTTTCGGCTGTCATGTTTGAATAAGTCATTGATGTAGTTTCAGCAGATACAAATGATGCTGGAATACCGGATGCTCTGCTAATTTCCAAAGCTAAGTATTGACGAGCTTCATTGAGTTGAAGTTTGGCAGGATCAAAACCTAATGCTTGCAATTCAACATCAGCATTTAAGAATGCAGTTGATCTTGTTGTTCTTGAAACTCTCCATGACTCTAAAAGTCTTGTAATTCTTTCTGGAGTTAAATTTGTGCCATTTGATTTAAGAACCATTTGTGGCATTGGTTCTTTAGCATACATTTCAGCTGCTTTTTCTAATTCAGCAGCAGCTTTAATTGTGCGGCCTGCGCGATTTAATATTCCTTCATCCAAACCATTGAATACAATTAAACTGCCCAAACCAAATGGCGGCACGCGCTTTTGATCGACTGTGTAGTATTCGATCTCAGTCGAATCAGCATTTAATGATGCAAATACTCTACTCGGAGCAATTCTTGTCCATGCTCTAATTCTTGAAGCATCTGTTGCAGCATAAGCATCCATTACCATTCCATATGCAACACCATAAAGTAAAAGATCCTCAGCGATCCAAGCATAAATTGCTGAACCTGCAACTCTTGGATCTGGTTGCATAATTACGCGATTTGGTCTTATGTGTTCATTAGTAAAATGATTATATTGTTCAAGCGGTAAAGATCCGACTGTTGAGCAGATTATATTTCTTGCGCGTGCTCCAGATGGGATCGCCATATACTGTTCACGCGTTGCAGTTGTTGTTCCAAATAAAATTCCGCCAACTAATTGTTGTGCGTTGTAAGGTGCAAGTGCAGCAGCTACATCAACTGAATTATCAGGTTGAGTTGCTCGAAATCTATCTAATAATCCCATTAGCATATAATATACCATAAAGTCAATATATTATGCTATTTGTATGTCAACTTCCGTTTCTACCTGTGTTGCAAAATAGGTTGCTAAAGCAGATGCCACAGCTGCACAAACTGCGACTCTACTTGCACGCCTTCCGATGATCCATGACCCATCCCCATAGGGCAGCTTCGCAGCGGAAAGTGTTTGTTGGGTCAATTCCTCTTGACCCCCGTGCTGTAATCGATGGGAATTGATTGCGCCTAACCACCGATCACAACTTTCAGCATATATCGCCCCATCCATATCAGTAATGGGAATTCCAGCAGGAACTAACCGACTCGCAACGGCTTGTGCAGTCCTTTTGGAATAAGCGACAGTCTGAACATTGTATTTTCTAACATACGGAGCAATATCGTTTGCAACCGCTAAATCATTGATTGAATAATCATTTGACCATGTATGAAGTAAAACTAAGTTGAATTTTTCGCCCGAAAGTTTTTGGGTAGCAGTAAGAGCTGCAAATTTACGATCTGGACTTAAATCTAATCCAAACCATGTTTCTTTGTCAGGGTCTAATGGTATTGGGTCAGTCTGGCATAAATTCCATTTTTGAACATCAATTGCTGAATTGATTGTATCTACCCATAAACACAATACTTCAGTTTTTACAATATCAGGCGGATCATTGATAACCGCTTTTAAGTTATCTGGATGAATTGTAGTTCCAAGCGATGGGTTGGCTTGAGCGAATGCTGGCCAATTGATTTCACCTGACGGAAGGGTAATTGGCGAATCAGGTTCGGCGCTCCATTCAAACCAACCGATCGTATCTAAAGGATTTGTGCTGGCTGCTAATGCACGCTCCCTTAGTTTATTAAGGATTACAGAATGCTGATCACCTGCATTGCTGTAAACCCAAACTTGCGGATTTTTTGAACTCATCATGGTATATCGCATAGATGACCAAGCATCTTCATCTTTATATTCTCTAAGCTCATCAAGATGGATAGTCGATGGAGCAGAGATACCTCTTGAAGCATTGTTGGCTGCTTTTACCACAAACCTGCGACCACCCTTTAATTCCATTTCCTCAGCACCATGTTGCCATCTAATCTTTTTTACTTCACTTGCTAATTTATCATTACCCTCAATAAGCGACACCATCTGCCTAAAAGTTTCAAGAGAGGTCGTAAGTCTATGAGCTGAGGATAGCTGTAAGTTCTCGCCCCAAACATACATGCCAGTTAAGATCCGGAGCATCATAAATGTGGATTTACCATTTTGGCGTGCGATCAATAAACCAGCTTCAGAATGATGCCAGCGACCATCCGGCTTAACCTTATGGCCATGAATTGCTACAAACTTTTGCCAATCCATTAAGGGAATGCCGATCTCAGCTGCAAAGTCGATCATTTCTTGACCTTTAGACGGCAAATCATTCAAAGGAGAGTGAATACGCGGTGTTTTCACACCTCCTAATTCTGATTGAGCCTGAATTGAGTCGATCAATTCTTTTTCAAAGTTGTTCAAATCGATCCGGTCTGATCGTGGGCGATCGAGGTGTTTTGTGGGTTAGAAAAGGAAAG